ACAAGAATTTATGGTGGTCAGAATGGTGTAGAACTATATGAAGGCACAACAAAGAGATTAGAAACTACAGACTCTGGTGTCTTAGTGACTGGTTCAATACTTGCTGATTCTGCCACACTTGGGGGAGCAATTACACTTGGTGGTACAGCTACCTCTGGTGTTGAGAACTCGGCTTATTATGAAACTCTTGGAAGCAATAGCACTAGTAAATTTAGATATTGGAATCTTAGTTCATTATATACGAGTGGTTTTACAAGCGGATACACTTTTGGTGGATTAGGTGATGGCGGTGGTGATGGATATTCAATTAACTGGACTATGAGTAATAATGATCACCGTGGATTTATATGGAATGACAATGGTCATAGCCAGGCACAAGGTGCAATGGCAGTTACCTCAAATGGTAAGCTAACAGTTGCACATAGTATTCGTGTTGGTTACGGTGAAGCAGATACTACTACTCCTGGTGCTACACATGCACTTGACGTCAATGGTTCGTTGGCCGCAACATCTAAATCATTCGTAATTGATCACCCAACAAAAGAAGGTATGCAACTTCGGCATGGATCACTTGAGGGTCCTGAAAATGGTGTATATGTACGTGGTCGGTTAGAAGGAAACAATACCATTGAACTTCCTGACTATTGGACTGGACTAGTTGATTCAGATACAATTACTGTTAATCTAACACCAATTGGTTCGAGTCAAAACCTTTATGTAGATAATATAGGTAATAATAGAGTAACAGTTGGTGGTGAAAGTAATGTAAATTGTTTTTATACAGTTTATGGCGAACGTAAAGATACAGAAAAAATAGTTGTAGAGTATTAAAAATGGGTGTTGTAGGTGGTCCAAATTATGTAAATGATGGATTAGTATTTGCTGCTGACCCAGGAAATGTGAAGTCGTATCCAGGCAATGAAACCCAATGGACCGATATAGTTGGTGGAAGAGTTGGTACTCTTGTTGGCGGTCTTCAAGGGGGTTATAACGCAAATTCTAAAACATTTACATTTGATGGATCTAATGATTATGCAGTTTGGTCAGCTACAACTAACGGATTAGGTCTTGCAAATAAGCCATCAGCAACTTTAGAGTTTTGGGTAAAACCCACACGGAGAACATCTGGTGGTACAACTAGATTTCATATGATTGGTGGGTTTAGAGATACTGCCGGTGATGCATCAAGTGAACTTGATTTCTTTTACTTATTATTAGAAAGATCTACTGATACCGATACAACAAATACCGAAGCAAGAATAAGAGGTTCTACAAATAGTAATATTGATATTAATGTAAACTATTTTAATCTCTATGATATATGGCACCATTCAGTTTTTACATACAATAATTCTTCAGGAAGTAAATTATATTTTAATAGCGAATTAGTAGGTAGTAATAGTAATACTGCCCCTGGTTCTTTTGGAACAGCATCTTCAGACGCAAAATTTACTGTTGGTGTTCTTCAAAGTACTTTAAGTGCCTACTTTCTTTTAGGAGAAGCTGGAAGTGTAAAGGTTTATGACCGGGATCTTTCACAAGAAGAAGTAAGACAAAATTATCATGCAGAAAAAGATAGGTATGGTTTATAATGGGTACAATATACGGTGATAAAAGTATTGTTACTGATGGATTAATATTGCATCATGACTACGCTAATATTAAGTGTTATCCAGGAAGTGGTACAAATGTAACAGATCTAACTAATAATAAGTATCCTGCTGCAACCTTAGTTGGTAACGTTTCTTTACTATCAACTAATTCAGGTTGTATGGATTTCACCGGAACTAACGACCTCGTTCAATTACATGAAAATGATTTTAATACGGAATTAAATGGATCTAATAATTGGACAATGAGTCAATGGTTAAATTTAGATGCCTTTGCACCAAGTACTAGTTCAACTAATGCTCCTATTATGTTTAATTTTTATGGTTCTCGTAACAGATTATTTTGGACTATGGGCGACAGTGGCGCCGTCGATAAAATACATATGAGAGGACAGATTGCTGGAACATGGCAATCTCCTGTTTCATCAGAAACTTTGGCCTTAAATACTTGGTATCACATTTGTTTTACATATAATGCTTCAACCGGATTTAAAGCATATACCAATGGAGTATTAGGAGATACAAGTAGTGTCGTTGGCGCGCCGTCAGATCCTGGCGCAGGTGCTGTTGACGAAAATAGAATAGGATCTGGGTTTTCTACTAGAAGATTTGATGGTCAAATTGCAGTGGCATCTCTATATAACACAGATTTATCTGCAGCTGAAGTATTGCAAAACTTCGAAGCATTACGTAAAAGGTTTGGTGTATAATGGGTTTCGGTAATGGTCCAAAAATAGTTCCTGATGGTTTACAATTATCTTATGATATAAAAAATTCTAAATCATTCCAGGGTGGAAATACAGTTCTATATAATGCGGCAGGTAGATCAAATAATCTAACTGGTACTTCATTAAATTCTTATGAGGATCCAGTTGCAGGAAACGTTATTGATATTGATGCTACAAATTCATTTGAAAATGGTGGTATAACGCCTATAATAGGGAAATATTCCTTTAGTGTAATTTATTGGATTAGATTTAAAGGAATGCCAGGATCTAATTATGTTAGCATGTGGAGATTAATAGATACGGTGAATGCACATGGTTATTATTTTATTGCTGATACACGAACAGCTGCAACACCATATGTTTTACAATATGTTAAAGATGATACTGATAATCTTTGGGACACAAGAAACATGATAGGAAACTCTACCTGGATTAATAGTACTAACTGGTGGTGTTTAGGTCTTTCAATGCATGCTGAAGATGAATGGAGATCATATTTAAATGGTGTTCATATTGGAACGAATACAACATCTTCAATTGATCTAAGTGGTTATGGAGATATTGATCATGTAAGAATAGGTTCATCTGGTTCAGCAGGATGTTACATGGGTAACTTTATGGTTTATAATAAAACATTATCTGCAGAAGAACACATGCAAAATTTCAATGCACTACGTGGTAGGTATGGTGTATAAATAGTGAAAAGGATTATAAATGGCTATTTCAGATAAAAATATTGTAATAACACCAAATATAAGTGGTACATTTGGTGAGGATCCCAAAATTGTATTTACTGGTGCAGATTCTTCAATTGGGGATTCTGCCGAAATTACTTTGTCGGCAATATCTGATAATAATGGTACTCTTAGTTTTACTGGTTCTCAAGGCCAGCTTTTCTCTATTACAAATAGCTTTACAGGTACAATCTTTTCTGTTAATGATATTTCAGGCGTCCCTTCGCTTGAAGTTGACGACCAAGGTATTGTAAAATTAGCTAGATTCAATGGAAAGGTTACAGTTGCAACAACAGATTCTGGATCTGTTGATTCAGACGTATTAAATGTAGGTGGTAACGTTCTAGTAAGAGGTGGTCACCATTCATCACCATTTGCAACATTTCTCCTTGATAGTGATACGTTCTTAAGTAATAGTGGTTCAGGAGCCGATTTCATACAGGCTACTTTTGATACAATTTCAGCACAATCTGCAGATGCAGATATATTCGATAGTTCTGATGGTGAAATTAATTTTAATGTTGCAGGTCATTATATGTTTGTAATTGATATATCTTCTCGAATAGTTGCTGGTACAAACCGCGGTGATACAGAGGCTAAACTTCAAATGGCAACAACCAAAGATGGTGCTTTCAGTGATGTAACTGGAACATCAACATATCAATATAATAGAACACTTGATAGAGGTGAAAATACTAGCAGCATCAACTTAATAAAACATGTTGATGCCGGAAATAAATTTAAAGTTGTTGTAAAACATTTTAACTCAACAAATACATATGCAAAGTTAGATGCAGGCGCTTGTAGGTTTACAGTTTACAAGTTATAATAATCATAAATAGCCATAGATATTTTTAATACGGAGATCTCTATGGCGAATCCAAATTCCCGTGCTACACTCATAGATTATTGTAAAAGAAGACTCGGAGATCCTGTCATCGAGATTAATGTTGATGAGGATCAACTTGAAGATCGTGTAGACGAGGCGCTTCAATATTATCAGGAATATCATTCTGAAGCAACTGTACGTACGTACCTTAAACATCTAGTAACAGCTGATGACGTATCAAATGAATACATTTCATTATCGTCAAATATTTTATTTGTTTCAAAACTATTTCCTGTATCAAGTTCATTTAACAGTTCGTTTAATTTCTTTGATATTAAATACCAAATGATGTTAAATGATATTGCTGATCTGCAAAACTTTGCAGGTGACTTAGCATACTATGAACAGATGCAACAATACCTTTCACTATTAGATATTAAGTTAAACGGTCATCCACAGGTACAGTTTTCCCGTAAGCAAAATAGACTTTATATCTTTGGTGATTTCCAGGATGATGATATTAAGGCCGGAGAATATATTGTTGCAGAAATATACCAAATAGTTGATCCGGATACACATACATCGGTCTATAATGATATGTGGTTAAAAGAATATACAACTGCATTAATTAAGCAACAATGGGGAGCAAACCTAATTAAGTTTGAAGGTTTACAACTTCCAGGTGGTGTGGTACTAAATGGAAGACAAATATTCGACGATGCAACAACAGATATTGATAAGCTAAGAGAAACTATCCGGATGGAACATGAAATGCCACCCGACTTTTTTGTAGGATAAAATGGCTAGAAATGTATATTTTAATGATAAGGTAAGATCTGAGCAGAATCTATTTGAAGATATAGTAATTGAATCGCTTAAGATCTATGGCCAAGACGTTTATTATCTTCCAAGAGATATTGTTTCTGAAGATAAAATTTTTGGTCAGGACGTACCTTCACGATTTAATTCTTCTTACAAAATAGAAATGTATATCGAAAATATTGAAGGTTTCGATGGTGAAGGTGATCTGTTTACACGATTTGGTGTAGAGATTCGTGATGAGGCAACGTTTGTTGTATCACGTCGTAGATGGACTCAAACAGTTGCACGTATGGACAATAATGTAACATCCGTTCGTCCGCTTGAAGGTGACCTAATTTATCTACCACTTTCAAATAAACTTTTTCAAATTATGCATGTTGAACACGAACAACCATTCTATCAGCTAAGTAATTTACCAACATATAAACTAAGAGCTACACTCTTTGAATATAACGACGAAGACCTTGATACAGGCGTAGATGTTATTGATCAAATCGAAAGAGATTATGCTTATAAGTATATCCTTACACTCAATAGTACAAGCGGCGTAATTACAATTGGAGATACAGCAACACAAACACTTTCAAGTGGTGTTACAATTTCTGGTGAGGTAGCAAAATGGTCTGATTCTGATCAGAAGCTTCATCTTATCCACGTTGACACAAGTGATGACAAATATCATACATTTACAACTGGAAGTATTACCCTTTCCGGAAGTAATGAAAGATATGCAGATTCGTCGTTTACTGTTTCGGCAATTACAGAACAGAATAATATATCATCGAATGAACAGAATACAGACTTTGGAACAATTGCTGGCGATTTCTTAGACTTCAGTGAGAGTAACCCATTTGGTGATCCGGAGAATAATTAATGTTTGGTACTCATTTTTATCATCAGAAAGTTAGAACATGTGTAGCTATCTTTGGAAAGTTATTCAATAATCTTTATGTTGTTCGAACGAATAACCAAGTCAAAGTACCATTATCTTATGCACCAAAAGACAAATATCTTGAAAGAATAAGAGAAAACCCTGACCTGTATACGGATACACAAGTAGCAATTAAGTTACCCCGTATGTCTTTTGAAATTACTTCTTTTGCATATGATAACCAGCGACAGCTAACAAAGGTAAGTAATTTTAATACAGTTGGTTCAGCAACAACCA